AACTTGAAGTTTAGCAGTATCAGTAACTGGGTGTATATTTATAAATTTAAAAATATATTCTTTGTAAGTTGAGTCTATGCCACTTGTAAAAGATAACGAGGAACTGCTACTAGCTGTCTGTGTAGATATTAAATTTAATCCACCACCTGATATTGAAGCTGGTAAAGCTGTGATTGATGATAATGAATTGTTGGTAGCAAAATTTAATGCCATTAGTTAACTCCATACATTGTTATGGTTCCTGAATCAATGTTTCCACTAGCAAATTTAAATTGAACTGCATCAATAGCAGATGTTGTATTTGCATACCCAGCTACATGATGATTTCCTGTGTAATCTCCTTTTTCACAAGCATTACAATTTGAAATAAAATGTTTTACAAAAGTTGTGTTACTTGGTTCAAATAAATGTAAAGTTCCCGATACAGATTGGTCATTATCTGACCCAACTGGAAAAGATAAATTTTGAAAGCCAGTTCCTTGTGCTAGATCATCACCTGGTTCATATTGAATAAAAGCTGTTGCACCATCTTCTTTATGTGCTGCAGTAAAAGCAGTAGAAGTTTTAGTTACATTGTAATTGCTACCACTATCTATTGAAAAATTTATTTGAAAAGCAGTATTATCAGTGCCTGGGTGTATACTATTATACACAAATATATATTCTTTATAGGTACTAGTTAAACCAGAAGTAAAAGAAACTGTTGAACTTGAACTTGCAGTTGTAGATGCTATCTTAATTAAGTTACCCCCAGCATCTGCTGTCTCTAAACCATTAGCACTTGAATTAAATCTTATGGCTTTACTAGCAGAAGGTGTAACATTTATACTATTAAATTTTAATTTATTAAGAGCCATTATTTTGCTAATCCGTACATTTTAATTACACCGCTATCTATGTTACCACTAGAAAATTTAAAATCTACTCCGTCAATAGCTGCGGTTACATTACAATAACCAGCAGTCGTATATAATTCTGCGGCATCTGCGTGACGACAATTATGTGTTCTAGCAATAAAATGTTTTACGTGAGTTGTGCTTGATGGTGAAAAAAGAAAAAGGTCACCTGTACACCCCTGATCATTATCTCCACCTGTATTTTCTGTTAAAGATTGATAAGAAGTGCTTTGCGCTAAATCATATGAAGTCATATAGCTTATTGCGGCATACGCATCATTTTCTGCGTGATTAGATAAAAACATAGTTGTAGTTTTTGTTGCATCAAAAGCTGAACTACCATCTCTAAAATTAACTTCAAAATTTTTTTGATCACTAGCTGGGTGCATATTAATAAATTTAAATAAATAAGTATCGTATGTGCTATCGATACCTGAAGTAAAACTAGAAGATGATACCCCTGAAGATATAGTGTTCGTAGTAATTAAAGTCATTGCACCTGAAGCTGCTGTATCAAATCCATTAGCACTTGCATTAAAAGCTAACCCTGTGCTTGCAACTGTTGTCAAATCAAAACTATTAAAATTAAATTTAGTTAACGCCATATAATTTTATAACTCCACTTTCAATATTTCCTGAATCAAACTTAAATTGTATAGCATCAATAGCACTTGTTGTATTTAAATAACCAGCAACATAATTTGAATTAACATAAGCATTAGCAACTAAAGTTCCCGTAGCAATAAAGTGTTTAACAAATGTAGTATTAGATGGGTCAAATAAGTGCAAAGTTCCGCTACCACTATCATCAGCATTTGCTGTTATACTACTTAAAACTCTTTGAAAGTCAGTTGATTGTGCTAAATCTTTACCACCCTCATAACTTAAATTTGCTGTTGAATCTGCTTCATTATGATCTGTTTGAAAAAATGATGAAGTAATATTAATTCCATAAGAACTTCCACTATCTGTGCTACCTTGAAAACTAAAGTGTCTACCAGTTCCGCCATCAGGGTGAACATTATAAAACTTAAAAATATATTCTTTATAAGTAGAGTCTAATCCGCTTGTAAAAGATATTGTTGAACTATCACTAGCCGTTTGTGTTGATATTAATTGTAATGCCCCACCAACATCATCCGCAGCTAACCCATTGTTACTAGAGTTAAATGTTATAAATTTACTCGCTGTGGGAGTAACGTTGAAGCTATTAAAGTTTGCTTTAGATATTGCCACATTTTACTCCTAACTATTTGCTACACCAAAGAGTGTAAAGTTACCTCTATCAATATTTCCTGAACTTGAAATAACTTGAATTCTATCTATTGCACGAACTTCGTTTTGCTGACCACCAGAAAAGTTACTTAAATTAAATCCACCACTCGAATCAACATAAGAACATTGACCATAAATTAATTTATGTGTATCAGTTTGAGTTGTTTTTCCTACATAAGCTGTAGCATTTAAACATTCATCAGAAGCATTGCCAAGATTCGGAATTGTTATATTAACACCTAAATTACCACCACCATTTCCACTTGCTACTTCTGTAGCTCCACCACTAGATCTACCAATAGATGCTCTTCCATAATTATTACTGTAAAAACCATCCTCCGTTGAATCACCTGTTCTAATAAAAATTTGCACACCATCACTTGCTGTTTTTAAATCTGAAATCATTAGTTGATAAACATTATATGTACTATCAATTCCTGATGTAAAATCTACTGAAGAAACACCACTTGTTATATTTTGAGTTTGTAAATGAATTAAACCACCACCACCTTTTATAAGTGAATAGTCTATTCTCTTTAATACTCCAGCATCACTAACTAAAAACTCATCAGTATCCGCAGGTTCTGCTGCTAAAGCAGTTTGCCCTGAGATAATATTATTATTTAAATGTTCACTTTCAACAGCATCATCGGCTATCTTTGCTTCTGTTACTGCATCTGCAACTAGTTTTGCAGTTGATATACTATTGTCTGATGGTGTGCCTAAATCTAATACATCCCCTAAAATAATTACAAAGTCTATAACATCACCTGTTGCTAAGTTACTAGCAAAAGTAAGTGTAGATCCTGATACCGTAAAGGAATCACCTGGTGCTTGTAGTACACCATTAAGAGATACTAACATATGATTAGCATTCTCAGGGGATACCGCTGCACTACCAACGTTTAGTGTGTATGCTGCTTGTCCATTAACTACAGTAATCGCATCACACTTTTGAAAGTTTCCTACTACTGGTTGTTTTCCTATATATGCCATAATTTATTCCTATGTAATTCCGTAAAATTTTATAATACCTGATGCCATATTACCACTACTAGGTGCTACTTTTAAAGCATTTACAGCAGTTTCACTTCTGTAAGTACCACCAGTGACAGAAATAAAACCAGTTCCACTAGAGTTATCTCCTGCTGTTGTACCTATTGCAGTTTTATGATTATCTGTGCCTAATAGATCATAGAACCTCATCTCACCACTGCACGTCTCACCACTGGCAGTACCTAAATCTGCAATTCCACTCAATTTAATATCATTTCTACCAGTATCTGTTCCAACTTGTACAGTATCTGAACTTGCTATTAAGCCAAACTGATTTCTGTGACAATTTCCAGTTGGATATGAAGATCCATTGTCAGAAGAAAAAAATACGTATAACTCCACTCCATCTGCTGATGTTTGAAGATTAGAAAAAGTAATTTGATAATCTCTGTAAGTGGAGGTTATTAAACTATTATTGAACACAACTTCACTCGTACTACTTAATGTCGTTGTAGATAATAGAGTTTTGTGTGGTGTAGAAGCTAATAAACTAAAATCAACTCTTTTAATCGTTCCACCATCTGACACTAATAATTCATCTGTGCTGGCTGGAGCTTCTGATAGTGCTGTTAAACCAGAAATAATATCGTTATTTAATTTAGCAGCTGTTACGGAAGTGGCAGCTAACTGTGATGTGCCAACAGATGCATCTGCTGGATTAACTGTTTGTAATGCTCTACCTAAAAATACAGCATACATAGTATCTGTGCTAGCTGTAGCCGCAGATAATGTAAGTGCAGTTCCAGTAGCTGTGTATGCTTTACCTGAACCAGGTTGTTGTCTTACGTTATTAATAAATAACGCTATTTCATTTTCATTTGTAACCGCATGATCTAAAGTGTAGGAGGTTGTAGCACTCGTTGAAAATTCTTGAGTTGCAAATGAAGTAAATGTTTCTGCTGGTAAAGGACCAATATACGCCATCTTACGTTATCTCCATTATTGATAGCGTGCCTGAAAGTTTATCAGCTACAGAACAATCTATTTTGATTTCATCTGTTGCCTCTAAAACTACCTTACCACCTGATAATAATTCAAGTGATGTTCCTGCTGGTATGTTCACATCTTTTACAAGAAATGAAGTTCCATTAGAAACGTTATTTGCACCACCCCTACTGCCTGTATCACTAACTAATTCTACCTCTGCAGTTACTGCTGAAGTATGAATGTTAGTAAGTATCAGACCAAGAACAACTGTAGTTGTACTTCCAGCACAAGTGTACATCTTATAAGGTGTACCTGCTGAAGCTGGTTCTGCTGCAAAAGTCACTACTTTGAAAGTATTTGCCATTTATTATATCCTCCTGTTTACCTATATATTATATCACGTATTGACAAAAAGTCAATGATTATTTATCCTAATGCTATTGCTAGTGCTGTAGGATCTTCTGTTACAAATCCTGCACTACTTAAATATGTTTTAACATCTGTTAATGCTACTTGTTTCATAGTGCCTGCATCATTTGCAACTAATCTATCTGCGTCTACTAAAGTAGTAGCTGTAGCTGATGTATCTCCATCTATTATATTTAATTCTGCTGCTGTTGATGTTACTCCATCTAATATATTTAATTCAGCTGTCGTAACTGTCGCACCATCTAATATCTCTAATTCTGCTTCTGATATACCTGCAGATCCAATAGTTACTGTGCCTGCAAAAGTTACATTAGCACCACTAAATGTCATAGCTGTAGTAGGTGTAGATCCTGATTTAATTACTAACTCACCACTCGAATTTGTTAAACTACCAAAAGTTGTACCATCATCTTTAAGTGTGACATCTGCTCCACCTGCATCTAAAACTATATCTGCTGTAGCATCTAAAGTTATACTAGCTCCAGAATCTATTTCTGCTATAACTGGTGTAGTTAAAGTTTTGTTTGTTAACGTAGATGTAGATGCATCCGATACTAGAGTTGAATCACCACCAGTACTTGGAATTGTTAAAACATTATTAGCACTTTCTGAGTGTGCTGCAGCTTTAATTTGCTGTCCATGAGAGTTATTCTCACAGTTAAATTGAATAGTACCTTGATTTGTATTACCTTTAATAGTTACATGCCCTGTGCCATTTGGTGCTAATTCTAAATCTGCATTTGAAGTAGTAACAATATCTGCACCATTCATGTCAAGATTACCACCTAACTGAGGTGTTGTATCTTCAACTACATTTGATATTGCACTTGATGTAGCAAGTCCTGCTACAATTGTTGATCTTGAAATTTTTTTAAGTCCACCACCTGAAGTATCTACTGCTATAAAGACATCATCATTTGCAACTGTAGATATTTCAGATAAACTACCTGCAGCTATTGAATTAAAATTTGTACCATCTGCAATTAATAAATTACCTGCAGTGTTAGTTCCCATAACAATATCATCACCTGTTACAGTAAGATCTCCACCAACAACTACATCACTATTAAATGTTGCTTTACCTGCTTCACTACCATCAAGAGTAAGCATAGTAATATCAGAACTATTATCAGTTCCTTTAAATATAATATCTGTATCATTTGCAGCTGCATCAATAGTAATACTACCTGAACTTGTTGTAAGATTAACTGCTGCATCACCTGCTGAAATATCATCTGCTGCTATAGCTGCTGCTGTAACACCAGTTTGAAAATATGTTTTAAATGTAGTAGCACTTGTAACTCGCATAGTACCACCATCATTATGAATAATACCATCTCCATCTGCAACTGCTGTAGTCCCAACTGTAGCACCACCATCTATTAAATTAATCTCTGTTCCTGTTGCTGTAACAGCTGTACCATCTAAACTTAGTGTATCAATATTAGCTGTGCCATCTATAAATAAATCTTTAAATTCAAGAGAAGAAGTACCTAAGTCAATATCATTATCTGTTATAGGTACAATAGCACCATCTTGTATTCTTAATTGTTGTACTGCTGAAGATGATACTTCAACATAAAATTCTAAATGATTATTAGTTGAATCAACTAATACTTTATTTAAACTATCAGCATCTCTAATAGATCCAACAGGACCTCCTTCACCCGCAGTGCCATCATGCGTGTGTCCTGTAGTTGCATTAAATGCAGCTAGTACTTGGTTAAACTCATCATTAGAATGAGCTGCGGTGATAGTATCACCTGTTGTAAAACTGGATTGTCTTGCTGAATAGCCTGCCATTATCTTCTCCCTCCTGGAGTAAATTCTAATTGAAAGCCTTTAACTGAAAATGAGTCTGCACTATTTTGATCATCAATCTGTAATGCTACTGCAAATCCTGAACCTTCTACTGATTGTCTTACTAACGGAACACCTGATGCATCATATAGTGAACTACCATATTTTGCTGCTCCATATTGTCCAGCACCACCTACACTAGGTAATGCTATCTTTGTTGGTTGTGGTGTATTTTGGTCATCGTAATCATACCTAAGAGCTAAATTTGCATCAATAGAAGTTCCTTCACCTTCATAGTTTAAATTAACTCTTTGCATATATTTTCTTAGACCAGGATCTCCCATTACCATATCTGGAGATCTATATACTGCTTGTATTGTTGTTGTAGTTGAGCCTGTTGCAAAAGTATTTCCTGTTTCCATTTTATAAATAAAACCATCATACCCTCCAAATACTTGTGTCTCAACATTACTAATAAAATCTGAATCTGTACAAGCTGGTTTAATACCTACTATATCTGCATATTCAAATCCTATTGATCCTGTGTTAGGATTATTTTTTAATACACCTATAATTCCTTTTGATGATAATTGTCCTGTAGCATCTACTGGATAAAATAATCTATATTGTGATTTACCTCTAATAACTACAGATGATATTCTATCTAATGTTACTTCATCAATTCTAGACTGTATTTGTCTAGATATAGAACCAAGTTCAACGTCACCAATTCTTGCCGTACCTGCAATAGTTCTTAATCCATCGGGTGCTAAAAATATAACGTCACCACCAATCTCTTGAATACTGCCACCATCTCTACATCCAATGTTTCTTGTAACTTCTTGTACAGCAAATGTGCTGGAAGATGTTCCTGTTAATTTATATATTCTATCTTCACAGAATATAATTAATTCATTTCTAAATACTTTTAATCCAACAACTGTAGAGTCAACTTTAAATGATCCTGCTCCACTTGCTGTTGTAAAGTTATCTTCTTCAAATGGTACACTAAATATAACTTCTTGTGAATTAGTTGCACCAGCATAAAACATATGGTTTTGAAATGCTTTTACAAATTTAGGATTAGATGGAGCTGTTCCACCGCCTGTTGCATTTACAACATCAACTGCAAAGCTACTATTAATTATTTGTGCAGCTGAGTGTCCTGTTGCAATAACTAGTTTATCAGTTCCATTAAAATTAAACTTTTCAAAATCATAAGCTCTAGTAGAAGTTCCAAGTCCAGTAGTTAAAGAAGTAAAACTACCTGATGTAGTTCCTCTATGTATATCACCACCTCTAGCAACTATTACTTGATTATTAAATATTATTGAGCAGTCTACTGTTAAACTAGAATTACTAGATCCTTCTGGTACAATTGTGCTATTAAATAAAGCTGTACCACTAACACGTCTATATCCACCCTTAATATCGGGTTCAAAGTTTTGTAAGATTAATGCTTCACCTGGTTGCATAGAGAACACGTCTTTGTTCAATGTTAAACCACCAGCACAACTTACAACAAATGGGGATATTAAATCTGTTGTTGGCATCTATTAACTTCTTTTATCTGCTAGTTTTTGTAATTGTATTAATTCTGATTTTGTTAAACCTGGTGGTATTAAATCTTTAACAGGATCACCAGATTGATATGCACTAATATATTTATTAATTTGTGTTATACTCATTTTATCTGATAAATCTGCTGTTTGCATATTTAATTTATCATTAGCTTTTTTTTCACCATCCATATTATCAGTAACTTTCATACCTACTTTTTTTTCTTCTTCTTTTCTAATAGCCATTAACTAACTCTGCCTCCTATATTTGTTGCAATACTTTCGCCAATTACATCAGTTCTCATATAATCATTTTTAGTTGCATAATCTACTTTTAATAATCTAAGTTTTCTTTGAAAGTCTCTATCAGCTAATTGTGCATGTTGTGGATCTGATCTTAACATGTATGTATAGTATTTAGCTCTATCTACTATCAAAGTTCTAAATCTGTCAGGTAAACTCATATTATCACCGTGAGCAGACAAATCTGTATGTGTTGTATAATAATCAAAACTTACTGTGTATTCATTTGTATTTGGCCTTGGACTTATTCCAAATGCAGAATGATCTGGCAAAATATAAACTCTTAATGGCACAGAATAATTACCTTCATTATTTGTATCATCAGTTGGTTTATGATTTTGTAAATAACTATCATATGTTATGTATGATAATTTTCTAGTTGCAATATCACTTCTAGATATTCTAACATAGTCAACATCTAATTGAACACCAGATGCTTCTAAGTATATATAAGAAGTTTGTGCTGTTGCAGTAAATGTTGTTTGTAATATATCACCTTCTCTAAAATTAGTTACTGCTTTTGTTGTATTTAAATTTTGTGTTCCACCTGCTGATGTTCCAACTCTTACAATTAATGCAGTGCTAGAACTATTTGGACTTAAAACTCTAACTTGTAATCTATAAGTTTTATTTACTGTAGTGTTAATAGCCTGATAAGCTGCTGCACTATTTAAATTTAATCTACCATTACCACTTGATGTATGTGATGGTGATCCATCTCCAGTTGTCCAGCTATTTATATTAGACGTAAATTCACCATTAGTTACTAATTCTTTTGGTCTTAACGAAAATGAATCCATATCTGCTTTTCTAAAATCAGCAGGAAATGTATATTCATTAGTTCCTATAGTTAAATCTTGTGTAGTTCTAGAATATAATAAAGGTATTTCACCTGTTTCATTATAAATATCATGAATACCCTTATTAATAAAATCTTTTACTGCAGTTTGTATACCTCGACTTGAACTAAACGTACTAGAGGTTAACTCTGTTTCGTTTAATTCTCTAAGTACACTATTTGCTAACGTTAAGTAGGTTGTTGCCATTCTGTAATAACTCTAATATTTTATCAAGTTTTTCTTCTTGATTATTAATTCTTTGTTCTAATCTAATAACCCTCATAGTATTATCAGGTGGACCTAACCTTGTAACTTTTTGTCCTGTACTTGCTCTAGTTTTTTTTGTTAAATCATATAATGCCATAAATCTCCTATATATTATAAGGGGTAGTATAATAAGGGGGACATATAGCCCCCCTTAAAATTATACAAATTACACAGCTGTGTCTTGCTGAGTACTTGTATTTCTGTCAGTTTCATCAATACCTGATACGTCACAAAGTACTGCGAACACACGGATTTTACCTGCCGCTGCTGCTGCACTAAGTACTAATACGTCTAAAGTATCTGCACTTGCAACTATAGTTCTAGCTGTAGCTGTTGGTGCAGAGAATCCTGTAGCGTTAGTATCTCCATCAACGTATCTGTCAACGTCACCACCTGTGATACCTAAATCAAGAGTTACTGAAGAAGATAATGCTGTGATTACCTCGATTCCAGCTTCCATGATTAATGTTTCTGCAGGGATGTCTAATACTCTAAGAACATCATTTTGTGCTGCTCCAGAGTCACCATTGATTGCTGCTACGTCAATTGTATTTTCAACTAAGTAAGGTGTTCTACCATTAGACGGATGTCCAGTAGTACCACCTGCTGCTGTTAAGTCATATGTAGCCATAGTATTCTATAATCCTCCTAATTAACCTATTGTTATTACGCCAGATCTTACTGCTTCGCTTCTAAGAATTTTTCTTCCAAAAACGTGTAAGCCTCTGACTACGTCTGCGAATGAATCAGGGTCTCTGATTAATTCAGTTTTTGCAATGTGATTTACTGTTGCAATTCCTGACATGTGTCCGTATAAGAACGCAAATTCATTTGATCCAGCTGAACCGAATGTATGATTTGCAGCACTTCCACTAGACACAGCAATAGCATTTGTTGAGTACATGTTAAAACCAAATAACGGTCTGTCTGTAACTTTACCGTTTCTGATTTGTGATGCACCGCCATCAGCCATTACTGATTGGTCAGAAAGTTTAGCACCTGTTTTTCTTAATTGCTCAAAAAATTCAGGTGGTGCAACTAGCCATCTATTTTCTTCTGGCACATCATTTTTGTCTAAAACTTTTTTAGCTGCTGATACAACTTCTGCTAAAGTGTCAGTTGCTGCGTCACCATCAATTGGTGAACCATCAGTTCCTGTGTCACTAGCAGATGTAGAAGCGTTATCGTAGATAAACTTCAATACATTGTAGTCATAGTTTTTCTTTAATGAATATGCACCTGAAGAGGTTGCAAGAGCTTCAAAGTTAACATGAGATTGTCTTTCTTCAATATCATCTACTTTAAAAGCAAAGTATGAACCTTGATCAACTGTCATAGTTATTTGGTCATCAGCTAATATTTGTGTATCAACTGTTTGACCTCTAGCATAATCTCTGACTGTGATTGTAGGCTCTTTTATTATCTTTACTGTGTCACCAAAGTTTTCAATTTCTCCAGCGTAATCAGTGTTAGTAATATCCTCTACCACTGATGCTCTTCTGAAGAATTTTTGAACTTTCTGACTAAAGATTTGTGGAGTAAAATTACCTTGAGAAAGGTTATTGTATCCACTAGCATTTGTAAAAGCCATATGCTTCTCCTTATTGTTTAGTTAGATTGTTTAACGTTGTTCAATCCTACCTTCTAAACGAGCAAGGTCAATATCTTTTTCATGCTTCTCAAATTCATGAGGTTTCAATTTTGAAATCTCACTAGCTGTCCAAACTTTCTTTTTAGGAATATCGGACTCAGTACTTTTTCTTGTTTTAGAAATTGCTTTAGCAGCTTCTTTTTTAACATCCTTCTCTTCTTTTTTAGTTAGTTTACTTTGACCACTGTCCATTTTATATAGATCAATAGCCCTAGCAGCTAACTTAGCATTAGATGTATTTTCATACAACCAACTTTGAATAGTTGGATCTTGATTTGCAGCCCATTCATGAAATGAATCTTGCGATCTAATTTCAGTAAAGTCAGGATGCAATTTTAAAAGTTCTACTTCTGCTTTTTCTTTTGCAATTTGTTCTTGCTGGAGTTGAAGATTTTTATATTTATCTTCAATTTCTGCAGTTTGAGTAGTAGCTTTGTTTATAGCTATAGTTTCAACCATATCATAAACATCGGGGTACTCTTTTCTCCATGCCTCTAACTCTTCTTTAGATTTAGGTGGCACAAATTGTGTAGTACTTGATTCTAATTGAGAACGCAAAGAATTAACTTCTTCCTTGTGTTTATTTATAGTAGAATCATAGTGTCTTTTAAGATCGTCATAACGTTTCTTAAAAACACGATCTTCAGCTTTTGCAGGGCGTTCAGCGATAGGAGTAGCCTTTTGATCTTTAGGTTCTGCAGTCTCTTCAGATGCATCGGTGTCCTTCTGCTCGGTTGCTGCTTCTGCTTTGTTTTGTTGTTGTTCCCTATGAAACTTAGATAATTCACCTTTAGCAAATGCTTCTACTTCAGCATCATCTTCTCCTCTATCCTTTTTATAAGGATTTGGATTAGGCATTTTAACTTTAGTTTCTTCAGAAACTTTTTTTTCTTCTTCCATTATTTTTACCTCTTGGGTTGAGTGCCTTATGGATAAGGGTAGCTCTAAACTGTTTCCATATTTTGTGGGCTGACATCAGAATCTATAGAATTAAAATCCATACCAGATTCAGGTTGTTCAGGAGTATTACTCTGAGCAACCATTTGATTATCAGGTGGCACATTTGTTTGTTGTGTTTCCATCTGTCCTGCAAGATCATTAACAAAACTTTTTAATGAATCTTGTTCAGTTTGTCCACCATATTTTCTATTAGCAAAATTTTTTACTAATGAAACTGGTAGTACAACATTTTCTTCATCCTTAGTAAATTGATCCAAAAGTGGTTTTACTTCTGGTGCAATCTTACTAATGACTTTACTAACAGATGGAGATAGAACTATACCTAGTGTAGCTTTATCTTCATCGGTTAATCCTTCAATTTTTTGTGCTAAATCAGCTGTAACTTGTTTAGGTTGAGCTACAGTTCTAACTGGTCTTTCTGTAGATCTAACTTCTCTATTAGTTGGCATTTTCATTTTAGACATATTAGGAACTTTTGGTGCTGCTGGTTTTTCATTCATTAAACCAGTTGTTGTTGCAACAGTTCCTTTCATATCAGTTATCGCCATAATCTACCTACTAAATAACATATTGGTTCTAATATTTTTCTGTATACTCTACCTATCCAAGAAGGTTTACTATTAAACATAATATGTTTTAAATCTTGTGTTCTGTGTTTTGCAACATGTGCACCTAATGCTTTTATAATATTACTTTTGTGCATTCCTTTTACAAAAGGTTTAAATAATATGTGATAACCTTTTTCGTGATATGGTGTTAAATATTTTCTTTCAAATATTTGCCAAACTCTAATATGTTTTTTCCATTCTTCTAAACCTGTAGTTTTATACATAGCTGTACAAACTATTTTACTACTACCACTATCATCACTACCACCTCTAGCTGCATCTCTGTTAGCTGCTTCTTGTGCAACTGCTGAATCTCTAGATTTAGATGCTGAAACTGATGATTTATAATCATCTTGTTGATTTTTCATATTTTGAGTATCATCATAAAATTTATCTCCAGGACCATACCCTTTCCTTTCTATAGTTTTTTCTCTTGTTTCAATTCTTTTTTCTCCAGCTTTTTCTAAATTACCAAAAGCTGAGACTCTATTAAATCCTGCATATAAATCTGTAGTTGGATTACCAGCTATTCTCATACCATCACTTCTCACATTAAAATATTTTTTAGCATGTGATTGAACAGATGTTTCAGGCGGAGCAACTGTTCTTAATATAGTCCCAACAACTGAAGGTATTGTTATATCTTTAAAAGTTTCTTTAACTGATGTTGCAAAAGTTTGTAATGATGATCTTTTTACTGGTTCTATAGTTCCACTAGCAAAATCTTTTTCTTTTGCTTCTCTTGTACTAATACCTAATGTTCCACTAGCAAAATCTCTTTCTTTTGCTTCTCTTGTTGCTGATGGTTGTGTATCTGTAGTAATTCCTAATGCTGGTCCTAAATCTGGATAATCAGTTAAAGCTGGTTCAGGCATACCTGCATCATCTGTAAATCTTTGATCTCTTTGCGGTCTAGGGCTAAATGCTCCTACTGGATCAAAACCTTGTGGTGTACGAGTAGTTGTTGTTTGAGTTGTTCCTAAATCTCTTGGTCCTCTTATTCTAGATTTTGATAAAGTTATAGTTGTATCATCTTCTTTAACTTTTGCTTCATTTAAAATATTTTCTAAAGGTGATGGATCTCCTAAATCAGGTTGATTTACCTGAGCTGTAGTTGTTTGCTTTTCAGAAAAATCATCATATAAAGGTGCAGTTGGACTTTTAATTTCAACTGGTTTATCAAATGTTTCAGTTAATAATTTACTTGTTTGTGCAGCTTCTTTTGTCATATCACCAGAAAAATCTGTTTGAGTATCTTGCTGCATAGCAGTTGGCATTTTAAATGCTGTTGATGTTTGTGTTTCTAAATTTTCCTGAGCTTTTTCTGCTGCAGTTGTTGTTGCGTCTGAAGTAGTCGTAGCAGCTGTAGTTGTAATCTCAGGTAAGTTTAAACTTGCTATTTGATTAAAGCCAGTAACTTGTGATTTGTAAGATCCATCAGGATTTCTTACAAGTTCTATTGTACCACCAGTTACTCTACTTGGATCAAATTTAGCCATTTAATTTATTCCGTTTGTTCGCTTCTTCTAGGTTGAGTATTTGCCGCACTAAAGCCAGCTTCCCCTGGCATCGGTACATCACCTGTTCCGATGTTGCCACCTCCAACTCCTGTTGGATCTGTTGGCGAAGCTCCTGTAGGTATTGGGCCAGTCTGTCCCATTTCACCTTGTCCTCCAGTAGCGGTTGTATTGTTTTGATTTCCATTTGCCATCCCCATTATTTGTGCATAGATCGCAGCTTTTTCTGGATCGTTGATTAATTGATCTGGATCAATATCTAAAGATTTAGCTATTTCAGTTAAACATGTATGCCATCTGACAAATGGTGCAAGTGCAGGATTAGCTGCTGTTTGCATAAATGTCATTAATCTTTGAGATCTAACTTCTTTCTGCATTAGAGAAGAAGTTCCTTGTGCTTTGATTTCTAGATCACCTTTTATTTGCGGAGCATCTTCATTAAATTGCATGTTCCAATAAAATAAAGATTGTCCTAGGGGCTTTAGTAAATAATCATCAATGTTCTTGATAACTGTTTTAATACTTAATGCTGCTGCACCCATAAGCATTGACATGCCTGATGCAGTTCTTGTTGTAGACTGTACACCTGTTGCTCCATGTGAATATGATGGAATACCAGTTGCTTCATCTGCAATCTGTCTAAACTTGTCAAACATTTGTAAATTTTCATAAGCTGTATTAGGAAACTTAACTCCATGTATAGCTTGTCCTGTTTGACCACTTTGTCTTCTAAATATTTTACCAGGAAATACTTTCATATCCTGACCTGGCACTAACATTGTTTCATCAACATCAAACACTAAGTTACCAGCTAATGCTAAATTATCAATAGCCATTCTTGCATGACCATTCATAACTAGCTGTGAGTCTTCCATATTTTCAGGAATACCTACACCAAAAAATTGATAAGGATTTAATTCATATGGACATACTAAGTATGGTATTCTATTTGGTGTAAATGGATTCTCTACCATCCTTAAAACTTTATTACCACATATCCATACATTAACAGATATTACATCACCTGTTCCTTCATATTCTAAACCACACTCATCTGCAGTTTGTTTATCTACAATACCCCAATATTCTAAAACTTCAAATCTATTTTTATATATTGTCTGTATATTTTCTCTATCATAAAGAGATGATTCAAAACCTCTTGTTTGATAATTAGGACCCATCTCTAAACACTCTTGTACTGCTTGAGCATTAAACATAGGTTTATCCATTAAGTCTTGAAACTGTTGTTTATTATAAGAATGTCTTTGAATAACATAATCACAATCATTCATATTTGTTGCATTTGGATCTGGATAAAAATCCCAACAAGATACTGCTTCTATTGATGGTATTGTTTTTAATTTTTTAACATTAACATTTACCTTATTACCTTTTTCATCTTCTGCTACATCAAAATAATTATATTCTTTTAAATCTGTAAATGGTCCTTTTAAAATTCCTGTACCCAGTAATGCCATTTCAAAAAATACATGACGCATAATTGTAATAGCTTTACTTTCTTCAAGTTGATCATGTAATAATTTTTGCATTGCCTCAGCAGCTTTTCTTGCTGGTTCTATTTGAGGTTGACCTTGTGATGCAGGTCCTTCAGTAAATCCTAAATTATTATAATCTTGTGCTAATGTTTTCATTAAATCATTAGCTGTTGTACCAGGTTCTATATTTCTTCCATCACCATTAAATCCATAAGGACTTTGCATTTGTTGTTGTTGCTGTGGATCAAGATGTGCTTTTTCAGCAATATCTTCTGGCATAGAAGTTGGAGTAACTCCTAATGGAAATTTACCTTGTGAAAATAAAACTTCTATAATTTGACCAAATGAAGCTAATACTTTAGTCTTTGTTATTTTAACAAAAACTCTAGACCTTTCATTTTCACGAAAAGCCATTTCAGGTCCATATATACCTCTATAATTTCTGTAAGCCTTTAGCCATCTTTTTTCATCGTATATTTTAGATGTTTCAGCTTGTTGAAATCTACTTCTTACAAAACCGACAAGAGGATTACCTTCAGCTTCATAGCCGCCATTTTTAGTTTTATCTTCTTCCATTTAGATTAGTAATCTCTTTCTTCAGCCATTCTAAAGATTGCTGGGTCTACTTTTGATTTTGATTTACCTTTAGCATCATTACCATCACCGCTTGTAGCTCCTTGATTCACTTTTGAATTAGGATCTATCGCCATAGGTTCATTTGGTCTTTTAGGTGCATCAGGTGCAAGTTCCCCTTGTTTGTATCTTTGCATCATATTATTTTCCTCCGTTTAATAAATCTGTTTCACCATACTTTTTATTTTTAAAAGTACTTTTTACTCCAGACATAACTTTTTTAACTTTTGTTTTATATTTATCCATAACCATGCTATGAGCTTCTTTTACTCCAGCAATAACTTCAGGTATAAAATTACTATCTTTTCCTAGTTTATTATTATCCATAATTAGTAATCCTTTTCATCAGCCATTTTAAACAATGACTCTTGAACATGCTCTGCTCCAGGTTTACTTGGAACATCTGGATCATATTCAAACTCTTGATACTTCTTAGGTGCATGTTGAGAAAAGTCAATATTAGTATGTTCCCTGTTTGGCTGTTTGCCATCAGGACCATCACTTAATTGACCTTGCTTAACTTTTGCTTTTGGATCAAATTTAGTTTCCATGTTGTCTCCTATAATTTAAGTTTTTTTATTGCTAAAACATTCTTGGTAGGTATGGTTGTATAACCACCGCCTTGTTTTATATCTCCATTATCTTCAAAACTAAAATCTGCCATTACAACTGTTGTTGTTGAATTTTCATTTATCAGCCACCCAACACTACAGCATATTGCTGTTTTAGATTTTTTGATATCAATTAGATCAGTCCAATTAGTTTCACCAATAATGTCTTCCCAATAAATCCTTACTAAGGGATAGGGGAAATCTTTTTTATTTATTTCTGGTATTTTTCTTTTTCTTGACACTTTTTAATTTTCCAGAATTTTCCATAGCATAGAAAACAGACTGGCCTTTTTTCTTGCCATACTGTTTTACCATTGCCTTTTTAATTTTTTTACCTTTTTTATTTAGTGGCATTAATATCCAAATTTATTATCTACCATATGATAGCTATCTTGAACTGATGACAATCTAAATCTTGCTGCATATTTAGGATGTGTAGGTCTACTCATACATCCATATCTTAATGCATCGTATGCATGATCTTCTGCATTTGTATCAACATCTTCAGGATTCTTATCATCAGTAGGTAATGTTCCTAAAGTTCTAATTAAGTTTCTACAATTTTTAAAAATTCTTATACCTGGTACTTTATCTTCACCTACTCGTAATCTCTTGTGAACTTCTAACTTACCATTAATTCTACTCTTTGGAGATCTATCTGATGGTCTCCATCTACAACCTTGTTGTATCATTGTCTCTGCAATACTAGGACCAACATCACCTCTCTTAGCCCATGTACTAACATCTAATACACCGTAGTGTATATATTCACCTTTTTCTAAAGTAAGGACTTGTCGTGCGAAATAATCTGCTGTAACCTTTTTGGTATACAATTCTCTATAGATCCAGATATTGTTATCATAATCAATAGCAAACCAAAGGACACAAGCAGGAGAACTGTAACCCCAATCAGCAGCACGAAATTTATACCAACTACGAGGTATCTCAAAAGGTTCGACCACGTGAGTTGTTTTACTAAATTCTGGAAAAGCTGAATCTTCATATGCATCCCAATCTCCATCTAAAAATTGTTTTCGTTGTACTTCAGGTAATGATGCAAGCATGATATAATAATCATCAGTTTGCATTAGATAGGGATTGTCTTGTAACTTAGCAGGAATAAACCTACGAGTAATATATTTTTTACCGTTAGGTGTATCTATCCCTACATCAAAAGCACTATTGGGTTCTGCTGGTTCTACAAACATTTCTCTTACCCATTGTGAACCAATGTTACCTGGATTACCCGTTGCTCTTAAGTATACTGGTATTTCAGGATCTACACTTCTAAGTGATGATCTTAAAAAGTTATATATATCTGGCGAAGGATATTGTGGAAGTTCGTCTATTCCTATCCATGTGTATGATTGACCTTGGTATCTTAAAACATCCGTCATGTTTTCTGCGTAACCAAACTCTATCTTTGCCCCTGATGGGAATCGCCACTCTTTTTCTTGCTCTCTCCATTTTGCTCCTGGAAATGCTTTCGAGTATAATAGTTGAGACTTTTGAATTAAGTCTCTTAACTCTGGCATTGTCCTTCTAATTAGGAGTGCTCGGTGTTGAGCTTTGGAACAGTATCGAAGCGGATCTACTAGCATCGCATATGACTTACCACCGCCTCTTGCTCCACCATAAAAAACTTCTCTTTCAGAAGCTGCAAGGAATTGTGTCTGTGGACCTGAGTTAGGTTTAAAGATCACTTCTTGCTGATTTATGTGCTCTTGTATATTTTTAGGAGCACTCTCGATTTGATCTTCCGTAAGTAGTTTAGTTTCTTTACCTTGTAAAGATTTATCTATGGTTAACAGTTTTGTTTTAATATTTTCTGCTGACCGTTTGGCAGATCTTAGAGATTGTTCTGCCTTTGCAACTTTCTTACGACTGCGAGCTAGAATCTGTTGTGTTGACTTCTTGGCTTTCTTTTGAATTATCTTCTTGGGTTTCGGAGGTTGTATTTCTTGCAAGTCTTTTTTTAAGTCCGACATGTGATATGTATCTTCCTGTTTTTCTATGTAGCCAAGATGCTGTCTCTCTTAGTGAGCAAGTCTTTGAATATTCTCTTGCTTGACCCAGAGCATCTAATTCTTCTTTGATGGGTTCTAAATAATTTGGATCACTAGATTGTTTAAAACCAAATGGTATAGTTCTAGCTCTCTTTTTTATCTTTATTGGTTCCATCTTTTGCTGGTAATATAAATATACCGTGCAGAGCTTTCATGCTAATATCTAATTGATCCTTTTTAACAATACCTACTCTGTCTAATATTGAGTTAGCGGCTGCTAGACGAATACTTGCCTGTGGAGTAGTGCCGTCTTCATCTAGTAAGGCGATTAACCTATTAGCCGCTTGTGCAGAGTGCGTTGATAAGTGAGTCTCCGCTAATTCTGTAATCTCTTTTTTCAAATTCCTAATTACTTTAGGATAAGAATGGGAGGAATATCCTGCCAATCTTGCTGCTTCTCTTGGATTTCCCTTCGCTTCTGCGAACAATACGTCTAGAAACTTTTCCTGCATATCTGTTAAGTTTCTCTTTTGAGTTTTTGTTATAGAAGAATCCATGTTTTGCATTTATTAATTCCATTATCTCACCAAATGGGAGATCTTTTACTAGTTTTTTGTTAAGTTCTGTCATTTTATATGTTTTATTTGTGATGACCCTGTTTGTGTGTTAACTGTGTGTGTCTGTGTGTCCCTTAAATAAAACATATAAATACATTATAGTGCTTATATGCAATTTTGTCAAGTATTATTTTTAAAAAATTACATCTGCGACATTATTGTAGTAGACAAAATTGGAATAGAGGTGTATAATGTTCATAGGAACCCCAGGGGGGCCTTTACACCTATCCTATTCTTATTTTTAGAAGTACCCCCTAGGGTATTCCTAGGGATATTGTCGGAATATTTAACCTAAAAATATAGCCCAGAGTTGGTTAACAAGGACTTTGGAGATTTTCTGGTAACTGGGTATATCTATCCCCCTATACGGGGGTGTACCCCTGCCCACCCGTAGAGCTTTACAAGTTTTTTTTACGTCAATCACAAAAATATTGCCAGCTAAAAACTGGGGTTTCTCTTGGGTGTACTTGGTTTCCACTTGGTAGCCGTAAAGGTAAAACTTAATTTTGTTAGCTAGGGTTAATCTGTGAACCACTAAATTATTTTTATTGCACCCAAAAAAAAACCCCCCTATTTTACTAGGGGGGCTTTAAAATCTAGCTAGGGGATTAAGCTGATTTTTTTACTTCACCTGAAACACTTAAATTTTCAGTAGCATTAGTATAAGCATTTCTTATCTCGTTATTTTCTAATAATGCTTTTATGTTGCCTAGACTTTCAATGGCTCTTTCATCTAACAGATCAAGTATTTTAGCCTGATCTTTTTTAGTTGCTATATTGTAAATTTTTTCTAATTCTTTTTCAAAATTTACTGCCATTGAGCCAAAGTTTATTTTCG